CTTAACAAGCACTACAGCACAAAATCTAAGGCAAGAGCTTTAGTAGATAACGGATACCAATCCGCTCTTGACGAAACCTTAGAGAAATCTAATGAAGGTAGAGTGCATGAAGAACCACCCACAACATATCATTCATTTCATGCGTTCATTATAGACATTAACTTTGATATTGAATGGGTATATCTATTCAAAGATGATTGCTGGCACGTTGCTGAAACTTCCTGTATTGGATTGCCTAATGGTAAATACAATATTGAAGTTGACGAGTTCAAGCCTCTTACAGATTCGCCTTTCTTTATTGCCGTAGGAGTTCAATCATGAAGTTAAAATTTAAAGAACGTAACAAGTTCAAACACATCAGACAGAATACTTTTGATATACCAACGGGGGAGCTAGAAACTCCCCTTACCAACGGAATTGAAGTATTAGAATATCTAATGTCCGTAGCCAATAAAGAACGCTATCAGTTCAAAGCCAGAGGGAGGGGAAGCCGTAAGGTGTATGGCAACAGTTACGACCTACCTATAGAGCATTCAGAAAAGATAGCTCTCTATCATGAGACTAGAGATCGTGTGGCATTTATGGAACATCAAGAAAGCAAAAGATCAAAGTCTGCTGGTAATATTAGTTGGCTATTAGGAGACATTAAAAAAGCCATAAGAATACATAATAAGCATTATGACAACGATCTAGAAATAGATCTAAAAACAGAGGAGCAAGACTAATGATTATAGTATATTTTGAAAAACACAATGGCTCTTCTGCTTATGAGGTAGCAAGATTTGTAGATGAGGAAACTTATAATCTATGTTGGTCTACGTTATATAAACAAGCTCAAGAAGAGGGTGTAAGAATGACTGATAGTTTAATTTGTGGAGAGGAGAATCAATACCCATTTATTTCTTCAGAAATAAAGAACTTAAAGGAGCAAGACTAATGAAAAAATTTACAATTAATATGATAGAAAAACACTATGGAATATTTGAGGTCGAAGCAGAAAATATAGAGACAGCAAAAGATATTCTTATGTGTGGAGTAGACGCTGAACTAGAACCATTGAATGATGACGTTGTAAGAATAGAAACAAGACAACCCTGTGAAGAAGAAGATGTTGTAACAGAATACTATGACGAAAATTGGAATGAAATTATTAACAAGGAGCAAGACTAATGACTAACATTACAATCTTAAACAGCCACAAGCCGGCTATAATTAGGCTTACAAAAACCATGCTTAACAAGGCAATCATAGACGCCAACACAAGCATAAGAAATTTCTCTAAGTTGTGCGGGGTTGACTTCGACAACATGCAGTCCGGAGACAGGCAGACGATACAAGCCGAGTTCTTAGACGGAACAGAGACCACGCTTAACTTTTATCGAACCAAGAACGACAGAGGAGACAGGCGTTTTTCTATTAAAGGAATCAAGCAACAAGCTCAAATAGGAGACACAGTAGCCATTACTTTTAAGCAGGATAAACAAGGCAAGTCCGTTTTGGTTATCAATATCACAGAGAACGCAGAATACTCTTACTTAGAGGAACAAGCATGACACACCAAGACGCAGAAGAATTCGGATCCGCTCCTAATGAGCCACATGACCCACAAGGAAGGCCAGTGAAGGGCAAACTCAAAACATACGAAGTAACTTTTTCAACCACATTAACAGTGGAAGCTGAAAACGAAGAGTCTATTGATACAGAAGATTTGCAAATGTCTATAGATCAAGGAGATGTTGGAGTTGACGATATTCAAGAGGTGCAAGAAGGTCAAGCTATAACTGAATTAAACTTTGGGGACGGATTTAATGAAAACAACTCTATTGCTATTATCTGGTGTACTCAAGATATTCATTCAGCTATAGATGATATGGATTTGGATTGGACACCAACAAAGGAGCAGTCTTTAGAAATATTAAGTTGGATTAAAAACAAACATGATGCGTCTGTAGGCGTATCTTGGGAGACTTTATACATCTACATACAAACATTTTATGATGATATACAGGAGTCCGACAATGAAGCGTAAAGACAGTTGGCTAGAATTAGCACTTATGCCCCAATGCTGTATGAGTTGTGGTAGCCGAGACGTGCATACCAAAGAAGACCTATGTTTGGATTGTGGAGAGAGAGGTTTATGGGCAGATGAACGAACAGACAAAGAATATGATGAGCGATAGTATCAATCCCGACTATTACCGCAAAGGAATAGAAACGACTGATTATATCCAGTCTCACTCAATGAATTACCTGGAAGGCAATATAATCAAATACGTTACCCGATATAAGGCCAAAGGTGGCGTCTTGGATCTCAAAAAGGCCGAATGGTATTTAACCCGACTGATTAAACAAGAGGAGAAAAATAATGAGTGAAGTTGATTGGATTACTAAAGAGCAACTTGAAATAGCTCGCAATGAAGCAGAGAAGATATTGGATGAGTTTTGCGACTATGACGATGGGGACGAAAAGTGGTGGAGAGAAATTGAAATAGGCAAAGAGTTTTTTGATATTGAGTGCTTTCAAGAGGAACGTAAAGGAACAATATATTGTTCTGTATATCCTACTATCCCTTCTGAATGCGGGTCTTTGAGATCAACAGACGGGCAAAATTGGCTACGTTTATTTACAAGGGAGGAAAGCTAATGAACAGAGATTTATTTGAGGAGCTGTGGAAGAAAACAGAAGATGTTTTTGAAGGCTTACAGACCATAGAATCAAAGACTTTAAATAGGCCGGTCAAATATTACGTTTTTCCCTACAAAGACGGAGTGCCTATTATTACTCTCCACGATGATGAGTGGCGCATAATGTCAGATAAAGTGACACACAAGCGCGTAATAGGAGAGATCATCAACAAAATAACAGAAAACCTATAAATGTTACACAAAGGTAAGTTTCCTTGCTCCCCATTGTTTCATTACGATTCGGACAGTTGCGGAACGATTGAGTGGACATGGAAAACGACACCGCCAGAAGCGATCTACTGGAAAACGCATAAATGTAAAAAGAAGGACGTTAGAGTTCTTTCCAAAGTTACCAAAGAACAACGTAAACTATTAGCTGATAATATCTACAAACATTACATTGATAGTGAACACCCTAAAAAGATTAAACAACCAAGAGTGAGAAGATTATGATTAGAAAAAGATGTTACCTGGACGAACCACAAGCAAGAGCCGTAGTGCAGATATTTAGAAGAAACCAATTAAGCGACTTAATTGTATTTTTAAGAGTAATAAATCGGTCTAAACGACACGCCTACCAATTAGGTATAGATTGCCCAGAAGATACTTTTGCTCGTTTATCAGCTAAGCTACAAGACGTAAGCATTACGTTAGTGGAAGAAGACGAACAGGCAATAAAGTCTATTCAATGGGAGACCTATGATGATTGATAAAGAAAAAATGCAGAATTGGTGTCTGCTCTGGGAAAATACTAGGCCGGAAGAAGGAATGGTTATTGAGATTCAATAACCACAGCATCTTCTACCTCTAGTAAAGGTTTAAAATCTCCAAGCAGTTTCTTTATTCTGTCTTTAATCTCTATTTCGCTGAGAGAATCAAGCGTTCCAGTACGAATCTCTTTTCTTTCAATATACAAACCGGCCGCACGCCCTCGTTGAACTTCAGCAGAAACGGCCGCCGTTAAGTTACCTTTATCTATTGCTTGATCTCTTATCTTCGCCAATTCTTTAACGTGCCTGCCAAAAGTAACCTCGTACTTTTTATTCACTTCTGCTTCTAACTCTTGAATGTGTTTAACCACCAAAGGGTACTTTCTTGGGTTAAGTAACTCAGACGCACGAACTCTAGCAGAACTTTCTGCGTACCCGGCATCTAAGGCACATTCGCTTTGCGTTTTACTGCCGTCGTTATAAACGTACTCTTTAGCAAAACGAAGTTGCTTATCGGTTAAGTGTTTTTCGTTTTGTCCTGAAATGTTTCCTGAGATTCCTTTTGGCATTGTACCTTCCCCCAACGTTCAAAGAGTTGGCTTTCCATATTCCAGAACCAACCTTCATAGCATTTATTATCAATCATTAATCGCAGTATATACCAAAGTAATAAACAGTACACCCACCTTACCTACATAACCTCAAACGCACCTCACTCAGGTTATGTGTAAACCCTTATAGACACTAGGTTTCTAGCAAAACGCACCTCAAAACAGAAAATTCTGTAATATTTTTGTACTTACAGATACAGTTTTTTCAAAAACTCAGGTTCAGGTTATGTATAGGGAAACTAACATTGTTGATTTAGTAGGGGTTCCCACATAACCTCAACCTTACTTCTGCAAGAATCTCAGGTGCGTTTTATAACAGATTGTTGATTTAGCAGGGGTCCTTGGTCCTTCGTCCCCCGTCCTCTCAGGTGCGTTAGTAGTTGACTCGTCTTATAATCTATGTATACTGTCTTATAGATAACAGGAGAAAATGAAATGAATATAAGTTTATATCAGTTTGAATTACAAGAAGCGATAGCTCTGTATTTAAAAAAAGAGCACAACATTGTCCTCGACACC